TCGTGCGTGTTAAAGTATAGACTCGTTTTGCCAGCAGCGATCATTTTGCTATCCGTATCGTCGCCCCATATCAACGTAAAATTGTCCTGGAACCTGACACCTCGCACTACGCGCGCAGGATCGGGGGCACCGGTTAACGCAGCGCGTAGCACGCGGAGGGGAGTCGCGATGATATTGCGCAGGCACTCTCTGTCGGTGGTAGCTTGGAAACACCGGAACTCGATTGTCTCATTCAAGGCAAGATGCCCAAAGTTTATCGCCGGTCTGTGGACGCGGTTTTTGTTGTTCAGGTCAAACGTCCACTCGTTTTTCCAGTCGCGCGGGTTGTCGTGCAAAGCGCATGCTATTTCGCGCGGAGTGCTAGGTGCTGCGTCCATGCGTGCAAGAGCGGCGCTGTCGTACACTTCCGTCTTGACGCGGCGGTTACACTCCTCGGACCACTTGTAGTACCAACGCGCTTCTTCCGGGAGGTGGCTGTAATCCGTATCCTCCCAGCGAAACCAGTGGCTAGAAAGTTCTGGAGTCCACTCCGTGGACCACCGCACAAGATGGCGTAACAAATCGGGGCGCTCAAGGAGCTTAGGTATCCTCACGTGCACGTGTATGGTGGAAGAAAAACGAAGCTTGTCGTGCGGAAGTGTTGCCCTCAGGATGTCGTCTATAAACTGGAAAAGCTGCTCTTCCGAGTTTGCTGGCGCAGTTTGGACTTCGCCGCCGAACATGTTGTATCGAAGCGATGGATCAGCGCCGACCCCAGCCGAAGAGTGTGACGCGACCTCGTCCGTGCACCACGTGTGGCCTTCGGGTAGCGGTGCGTGCCGGTCGAACTCACCGCAATCGAACTCGATGCCGAATGTGGTACCGGCGAACAGGTCGTCGACCTCTGCGTCACTGAGCATTTAGCGGGTGCGTATCCGGACTTTGAATTCGTATGCGCTGTATGTGTCCTCGGCCTCATCTATCGCCCACTGTGGGATAGCGGGGACGTCGTTGACCGCGCCGGTAGAAAGCCAATAAAGACGAAGTTGGTCGCGCGTCCAGAGCTCGGATTCGAACTCGGGCGGTACCCTGAGGTTAGTACGTAGTATGGTCTGCCCAGCAAAAGGAAGCTGGTCGTTGTACCACGCGGTTTCCATGTGCCCAATGTCTTTGTCGTAGTTAAGGACCCGAAAGTTATTATATACCTGCATTTTTTTCACACCTGTCTTGTAAAATTATTGCCGCTGCTTGGTGCCCGTAAAGGGGAACAAGATTCGGCGTTCGAAAATAAACCTTATGCGCGACGTCGTAGTGCCCGCTAGGCCAGCGATACTGAGAGTTGCCGATAATATATGTAGCGTTTATCGGGTGCTCGAAATCTTTGAGCGCAACCGCAGTCGGGTTATTAGTCCATTCTTCGACCGCGATTAGGGGCGACGAGTTGAAAAACAGCTCTTCGCTCGGGAAGTCGACCATTTGTACGCCCACCCCGTAAACGACGGACAGCGCGTTATAGTCTAAAGCAAAAGCCTGTTTGTTCGCTGGCGTCGTTTCCGGATATGGCCAGAACGCCACTACATTGATGCGTGGGTCTGTCGGGCGGCGGTCGTGTGGTAGTACTATCAAAGAAGCGTTCCGTTGTCTGTCCACGCACATGATGCCTGATTTGCGACAGAAGTGCCAGCACCACCTCCACTACCGCCTACAGTGGCGTTGGTACCAGCGGTTGACCACGAACCGCCGCTCGCGCCTGCCCAACCCAAAAGAGAGTTGGAGGAACAAGGCGGGCAAGTTGCGGGTCTGTAAAATACTTCGCCCCTTATGCCGCCGCCGCCAGCAGCAGTTGTAGTGCCCGCGCCACCAGAGCCCGCAGTCTGTATAGCGCTACAAGCCGTCAAAACGTTTGAGCTGCCTGAGCCACCCGCAGAGTTGTTTCGCCCACGGCCGCCTCCGCCGCCTCCGCCGCCAGCTATGCTGTTTCCGAGAAAGTTACAGGATTTAGAGAGGCCGTTATACCCAGCGGCCGATGACTGGCTGCCTGCGCCGCCGCCGCCTCCGCCGCCAGCGATGGTGCCGTTGTTTATTATTGACAGGACGCTGGAGCTATTGCTGGAGTTAACTTGCAGGCCGATCCCACCTTGTGCGCCGCTACCGCCTGAAGCACTACCGCCGTTACCGCCCCTAGCGTATATTGTGCACCCAGAGTCGATAATGATGTCGACGTCTTTCCAGGTCGACAGGTTGCCGCAATCAAACGCTGGTGTGGCTGATGCACTTGATCCAAACGCGCCAGTCAGCGTGACGACTATTTTTTTAGTCTTGTCTAAGCTGGTAAAGGCGGTTACGCTGGTAAGCACAACGCTTGTACCGCCGCTGATCGTCAGTCGTGAAACTTTTCCAGATGCGACAAGCAACCGCCCTGCCGTACGCCCGCGCATTACGTGCTCCCGACGTGCTGTGCGTAAATCGTAGTTGTGCCCGTGCGGCCAAAGAAAACAATGAAGTCTCTGTTTGCACTAAGCGTAGGTGCTGCACCGCCAACCCAGGTAACGGTAGGCCAAGTAATTGTTGCGCCATCAGCGTCAATCAACTCCAAAGTACAGGACCAAGCTCGTGTACTGGCGGGCACGTTTGAAAAAGCGAACGTAATTGAGTTTGTTCCAAGAGCACCGCTGACATAGAAATAGTTAGCGTTCGCCAAGTTCATGGTTTGCGTACCCGAAGTACTAAAGCTCTGTGTCTGTTCAGATACTCCTTTTGTAAACTCCGCTGTAGTTGACGTAACTTGAAACGGAGAAGCGTTAGCAGCAAAGAGGCCCAGTACATCTGCGGTGACTTCTTGGATATACGTATTAGACCCGCCGTCTAAATATAGCCTACTAGCTGCCGGGATTGAAAGAGCCCCGTTCACGGAGGCTGCGGTATTGATCGCGAACGTAGTGCTGACCTGCAGCCTTTGTACGCCACCGGTGAAAAGCCTCACGGTGTTGCTCGTTGATTCAATAAAATACGTGTCGCCGCCGCCATCCAAGTACAGTCTGAGAGCGGTGGGAATTGAAAGGTTACCGCCGGTTACATTTGTGTTCCCGGCCACCGTAAGGCCGCCTGATCCAATATTAACTAACCCGCCTTCAACGTTGAGGTTCAGCGTGGCCGCAGTAGATGCTGTAGCTTTCGCCATGATCTCGTTGTTGTCAATGGCAATGTGGGCAGCCGTGCCGTCGCCGCCTATAATCAGTGGCCCGGATAACGAGCCTACGGCAACGTCTTCCGTATTATTAATTATGATCCTGCCGGTTGCCGTTCCACCGCCAAGTGGGAGATAGCTGCCGAGGTCACTGATGTCGGCCTCAACTAGTGCCCTGCCTACGTACCCAGTCGTGCCATTTGCCATAAGGGCAAACCTGTTGGTGTTTGTGGCGCTGACTACGTCGGTCAAATCAGCAAGAGCTGATGCGCCACCGCCTGTTGGCGCTTTCCAGCTCGCAGTAGTGGCTGTGTCAGCGGACAACACCCAGCCTGCGGTCAAACCGGCCAAGTCTAGCAGATTCAATTCTGCCGCCGTAGCTGTCACATCGGTTGCCCCCGCCGCGAGCAGGTGCGTATGGGAAGCAGCTGCATAGCTGCCGAAGTCAGATATGTCTGCCTCAACTAGTGCTCTGCCTACGTACCCAGTCGTGCCGTTTGCCATAAGGGCAAACTTGTCAGTGTTTGTGGCGCTAACTACATCGGTCAGATCGGCAAGGGCCGATACGCCCGCTGTCGGGGCTTTCCAGCTGGCAGTCGTAGCTGTGTCGGCGGACAATACCCACCCTGCAGTCAAGCCCGCCAGGTCGAGCAAGTTCAGCTCCGCTGCCGTAGCCGTCACATCAGTTGCCCCCGCCGCAAGTAAGTGCGTATGAGAAGCATCTGCATAACTGCCGAAGTCAGATATGTCTGCCTCGACGAGTTGTCGCCAAGCAGCAGTAGAAGCGCTGGATGCAACCAGCACATCGTTAACGGTTAGCGCGGCCAAGTCTAGCAGATTTACTTCCGCTGCCGTAGCCGTCACATCAGTTGCGCCTGCTGCAAGCAGGTGCGTATGAGAAGCAGCTGCATATAGACCGGCGTGATCGCCCCACCCAAACGCTGTGTCCCAGTTAGAGACGTTGAGGTTTGAGCCTGTAACTGCGCCGGTTACTGAAAGGTTGCCGCTATCATTCAGCGTCATCAGCAGGGCCGCGCCTGTTGCCGCGCCTGCGTTATGTCGCCAGGTAAACTCTTGAGCCGTTTGGTCGTTATCGGCGTCGATGTAGAAGTTCAAACCCCCGTTCGCCGCGATGTTTGCGCTGCCGCCGAACAATAGGTCTGTGTGGGTCGCGACCGGTTGCGTACCGGCCGAGTCTATGGTCAGCGTTCCGTCGACCGCAAGCGCGTTATTAACCTGTACAGAATCAAACGTGCCCCAGTACGCCAACGAGTTCCACGCCGTAACGCCGTCGCCGATCTTCATCAGCCCGGTATCGGACTCATATCCAATCTCTGCGGACAACAGAACGGGGTTGCTCGTCGACCAAAGAGCGGCCGTGTCAACGCGGTTCTGTATTTGTAGGGTAGCGGTAGTCATTAGGTTATGCCGTTGCTGGACCGGCAGATCTGGCCGTTAGCCGCGCAGGCGACGAACACTCCGTCTGTTTCATTAAACTCAACGCACAGTATATCAGTAGTAGGCGAAAAGCCGCTTGGGACCGATGTCCATGCGTCGGCCGTTTCGACGCTCGCGTCGGGGAGGTACCCGATGGTTGCAGAGTCGCCCACGCAGACTGTTCTTTCGTGCAGCTCTGAGTGGGCAAACTTCCTAATCGCGTTTGCAAACGTAACGTCGTCGAGGCTGGCAGCTATCCCCGGTCTATTGTGGCCGATTGCGCCACTCCCGCAGCCGTAAAACCAATGTAGGTCCGTTGCAGTCGGGCCGTTTATATAGAGCGCGCCATTAGCCGTAATTTGATCAGGCGCAGTTTCTTCAACGGCTGGGGTCGCATCAGTAAAAGCCGTGTAATAAAAGTGGTTGGTCTGGTTGGTATACGCCCAATAGGGAAGAGTTCCTAAGGGAGACTCGTTCGCTGCGACTTTACTGTCGACGGCAATGCCGTTTGCGCGAGCAGTATTCGTGGCAAAGCTATCACTAGTAATATAAAGATCCCAAGAATTGGTGCTAGAGTCATACACGCTGACTGCGATGTAGGTGCCGACATAAGAACGGGTCATGTCGCTAACATAATCGTCAGTCCCCGTAGTCCAAGGGAGCGTGACGGCTGACCACGTGGTGCCGTTCGTGCTGCTTTTTATTACTTCCGCGTTACCGGTGCCGCCCGAGCCGCCCGCGTAAAACGTTTCGGATGCTGGGTCGTAAATAACTGTGTATAAATTACCGGTGGTCCCGCTGGTGCGTGTGGTCCAGCTTGCGCCGCCGTCGGTAGAAGTAGCAATAAAACCACCGTCCCCGACGATTACCCACCACTGAGTGCCCCCGATAGCGCCAGTAGCGATATCACGTATAGCCTCCCCCGCCGAAGGATTGCCCGCAATGGGACTCCAAGCCGTGCCGCTAGTGGTCAGAGCGACGTCGAACGTGTTGGTTGGGATAACGGCCGCTGACTCCATTGTCATAGAGCAGTATGTATCGCTCGGGCTAGTTATATTGTAGTTCACACTGGCGATGACCCCAAAAACGTCGGCCCCCGCTTTAGTAAATTTCAGCCTGCGGCCCACACGAAATAGAGCCGCCGCGTTCACGCCGACAACTGTGAAAGCCGTATCCGTCTCTTTGTTATAGCTATAGTTCGGGAAGTAGTCGTTATTTGCTTGAGCGGGGCCAAACGTGATTGTGATTTGGTCGGTCGTGGGCTCAGTTACGGTAACGCCGACGAAATTCAAAAGGGTCGCCCCCGTTGACAGGCTGACGCCGTCGTCCTGTACAGTAAGTGCTGAGCCGCCCCCGCCCCCGCCTAGCACGCCGTACGGTCCGTTGGGTTCGCCGGGGAATGTCTCCGCCGCATCGCCCCCGCTTACAAGCGTGATGTTGGGCAAGTTAATGGCGGTGGGAACTGTGACTACGCCGTTTTCGAGGAAATCGGCAGTGCCGATAATATCGCCTACCAGCGTCACCGTTTTTCTGGCCTCAAGGACCGTGCCGACGACCCTGTTAGTTACGAACAGGTCGGTCAGCCCTCCCTCGGATGCTTCTCCGTAAGTCAGTGCTCGTGAGTTAGGGTCGCCGCGCGTGCCGGTAAGAACCTCGATAGATTCTTTCAGCGTGTCTAGCATTACCTGCAAGTTAGGGTCGTCTACTCTGACGTCCGGTATTGCTGGTATACCTTCTACGGTGGTAATGGCCTGAACCATTAGCGTGCCTCAGGCGGGGGTGCGGACGACTCCGTTCCAGGCAACTCGCTTATAGACGTAGCGAAATGAAGCTCTTGCACTTCGTCGCCAGCGCCACCATTGATAGTGATGCGAAGCCCCTTGTATTTAATCCCTGACGGTAATCGGATGGGCGTGTTGTTTACCAGCGCGTTCGCGGGCGTTGTATAGCTGTATGCGTCTCCAGTAGTGGAAGGGGCGGTGTCGTCTTCTTCGATAGTAATAGTACCGCCGAAGCTACCTAGCGCGCGCATGCACGCGAAATTCAAAGGCGCGTCAAACATGATTGGTTTGCTTACCCACGTCCACGAGGTAGCGCTGGTAGCGCTTTCCGCAAAGTTCACGATCTCGTTTGACGCATTCACAAAGAACGTGTCGCCTGTTGACGGCTTGACGAATACTGACTTGTAAACCTGTGTAATAGTGGTGATGCCAATGGCCAAAGCTTGCGGGGCCCACACATCGATATACGTCGGGTATACGGCGAGGTATAGGTTCCTCCAGCGCGTGCCGAAAATATTCGCCGGGACCGAGGCCTGCCACTGGTCGCGCGTAAGTATGCCTTTAGAAATTGCTGTCGCGCCTTGTGTAGAAATCTGCACAAGCGCGTCCTCTGCCGCATATACGCAATAACCGCCCATGTTAACGATGCTGCGCTTGGATACGCACGGGAAGAACGCGTCGAGTTTGCGGGGGACCATGTTGTACGGCGATGTGCCAGAAACCAAGTACGGCACGCCTTCCGTCATAACGGCGAGGTACCCGCCAATTGTCGCAATGCCGACTATGGGGAACTCCACGTCGAACCGATATTTTATGGGCCAAGCGTAATAGTACCCCGGCTCTGAAAAGCACAGCGTATTCCCGTCGAAGCCGACAAAGAAGCCTGCGGGGTGCGCGGTGATACCGGTCATGGTCGTAGGCGGGCGGTCAAAGTCCGTAGTAAGCAATACTTCTCCGAGCGCCAGAGAATCAATGGCGTCGTTGTATAGCTGGTCGCAATGGGGATCTCCGCCACAAACTGAAACGCTGTGGTAGCCGTGCCAGTAACCGTGCGGTAAATACGCTTATGCGTAATGTTGTATGTCCCGTCCACCGGTGCTGTAACCGACGAGGTTACGTTGACGGTTTGGCCAACAGTGTCTACAGTGATGATGTTCGACGCGGGGCTAGGGCCAGACTCGGCCCCGGACACACTGTCGAGCCACGTGTATACGTACGAGCGTGTGTCGTATATGGGGTCTGGGTCTATAGTTCCGGTAGCTGCAGCTGTGGGCGCAACTGTGGGCGCAGTAATTCCTAGGGTGCGAAAGGCGCTTATTCCTGTGCCCGCCCCTATTAGCGCGGAGTTCGTAAAGCGCGGTTCGCTAATGCCATCGGTGTACATAATGACTTCGTCAGACGCGGACTTCGTAGCTGTAACGATATCGGTGTCGTTGTTGAACGAATACCACGCGCCGTTGAAGTACTGGTACAGGGTTTTGCTACTAGCCAAACCCGCGTCAGCCGCGACCGTCAGCACGTCGTCTTTTACGCCGCGCACGAGCCCGGACTCGAAGATGGTGTCGGTACAATCGGAGGCGTCGCTAATGCCAAGCAAATGCTCGGAAACTACATACGGTCGTTTGCCCCGAAAGCCGTTAAGCCTAATATCCGCCATATTTCACGGCCCTTGGCAAACCTGCGCGCATGCCGTCGTCTGCAAGTGACCTTAGCTCGGCAATACCGTTACTGGCCGCTCGTTTGAGCTCCATCGAGTACGTGCGATTCGACCACGGTTTGTTAGGGTAATCCAGTACGTATGCGAGCGCGAGAGTTTGTATGAGCTCTTCGTTGATATCAAAAAACGCGTCGGCCCCCCAGTGCGCGGTATCGGGGTCGATGTAATATGCCTGCGCGGCCAGCCGCGTTGGGACAACTTCCGCTGTAGCGTGGATCACAGCGTTAGGCAGGCTCGGGTTAAGGTTGAACGGATAGAACGAAATTGAGCCGGGGACGCCGAGGGTGTGCGCCCATGCTTCGGGGCGCTGGCCTGTGGCATCATCCAGCAGCAGCGTATGCATCTGGGTGTGCGAAATGCGCTCGATGGGCGTCTTGTCGGCGTCACTACGCGAGGGGTTCGTCGAGTCTTCGATAAACCATACTTCGCTGAAGTCAAGGAATCGAAAACCGTCCAGTACGTACGGGTAGGCCGCAGTACCACTTACGAAACTGATGGGCACAATGTCCTTGCGGAACGCGCCGGTGTCGCGAGCTATAGTGGCCATCGCGCGAAGTACTGAGTCGCCGAGAATTTGCTCGGGGGCACCTGGCGCTTGGAGGCGCAGTCGCGGGTAGTAAAATCCAGTGGTATTAGGCATTATTCAACCGAGGTCGTTGCAGGTACGGGCTCGACGGTTAGGTCTGTCTGCGTCTTTTGCGTCATAGCGCCCATAAACTGGTTAAAGTGCTGCGCGACTCGGGCCGGGTTAGAGCCGTACTCAGCGTCAGTGCTAAGGGCGCGATGCACGATATAGTCTACAAGCGCGGGGGCGAACGCATCGTCCAGAGCAATCGGGTCGGTATCGGCCGTGAGGTCAGTCGGCTCCGCCGAATATATAACCTCCACGAAGCCTTGGCCCGCTGCGGGTTGCGGCGGATAAACAAAGAATTCTTTTGGGTTGCGCGAATCGAACATGTAGTTCTCGACGAGTGCGTTGGTAGCGTCAGTCGGCCAGTCCGGATTCGCTTGGTCGAGTGCCCTGCGGTTTACCATGCGGATCGCCCGCAAAGCGGGGAAACCGGTGGCGTCGGTGACGTTGCGGGTAATTTCAATGAGGCGAAGCGGCACCTCAACAGCTGCTGCAGCGGCTATGGTAACCAAGTTCTGTCGGGCACCAGTAGCCAGCTGTACGTTCGCGGTAACCGTGTAGGCTTCGGGGGCAATGCGAACTGCCGCCTTTTGCCCCTCGTTAAGCCAGTCCAGAAGATCGGCAGCGGGCCATCGAACAGCGGTGGTGTCGTTGAGAATCCTTTGCGCTCTATCGATAACTACGCTGCCTTGCATTTACTATTCCAGGTTTTTAAGGAAGTTCGTGATTTGTATTGCGTGAACCTCGAAGCCTACGAGATCAGACAATACTTTCGCCTTCGGTGCTCCCTTGGGTGTAAGTGTTGCGGGGTCGTTTTTCGCGATGAGTTCCCGCACGCCTGCTTCAAATACTGCCTGATCGAATACGGGGCTTTTTTCCGACTCCAGGAAAGCGGCGTCCTCTTCCTTCGAAGTGCCACGTGCTTCGCGCGAAGCCTCTGCTTCGGCGTCGGCTGCGGCCTCCAGTTCTGCCAGACGAACAGCTTCGTCTTTTTCTTGCTCTTCCTGTTTATGCAGGGCGAGCTCAGCAGCAATAGTGTCGAAGGCATCTTCTTCGCTAATTACGGGCTCTTCGTCAGCGGTTATACCGCCCTCGACAGCCTGCGCTCTGAGCGACGCGGCCACGAGGGCTTCGTCGTTTGCTTTGAGTTGACCGCTCATCGCGGCTTTGAACAAGTCTTCGCGGACAATCCCTGCCGCAAGCACCTCGGGCACGATGATCTCGGGTACTTCGAGAGGTTCCATCGGCTTGAAGAGGAGCGTAGTTCCCTTAGTGGTGGCGACTCGCCGTTCAATGATTGATACGTACTTTGCCATTTAAGGTACTCCGGTTAAAAGAAATAGGCCCCCACACTTTACAGCATGGGGGCCTGTACTACAAGGGGCCGTTAGCCCTGGTTTTCGTTGTCGCGCTCGTCGATAACGTACTCGACGATCAGTCGGCCTGCGCCCGCCGAAGTAGACCCGCCAACGCCGGTCCACTCTACGGTAACGTAGGTAGTAGCTGCGTTAACAGAGCCGTCGACGGTACCTGCGGTGTAACCCGTCGCTTGAGCGTTGACGGCAGCAGCGGTAGTACCGCCGCCGGTTACGTCGATAACGTCAGAGGTAACGCTGTCGAATACAGTGTCGATGACGACGGCGACAGCGGTGATGGTGCTGCCAGCCGGTACTTCAACTGCGTTCTGTGCGATGCCAGAGACAAGGGCCGAGCCGACAAAGGCGAAGTCGGCAACTGCTACCAGGGGGTACTGACGATTGCTTTTGAGTGTAATAGCCATTTTCAGTTCTCCTTAGATAGCCGTGTCGATGACCATCAGACCGAAGTCCTCGGTGGTCGCAGACACTTGTGACGGGAATTGAGGCTTCAAAAGACCGCAAATTTTGCCAACGGCGATGCCTTGTTGGTTTTTGTAGTCCTTGTCGATCTCGTCCCAGTAAGGCATGCCGAGGTCAGCCATGCCCAGCGCTTGTGCACCCGCAAAGATGATGCGTTGTCCAGGTACGTTCCAGTCGGCATCGTTACGGTAAACGTGACGATACTCGTGGATCACCAAACCGTCGATGGTCGGGATAGATCCGCTGAACAGGACGTTGCTCTTGGAGCGCGGGCCTGCGTTACGTACGTTGGCCAGGAAGTCAGTGTCAAGCTTGAGCTTGGCCATCCCGGTCGGCGTCATAAACACGTGATACATCTCGTCGCCACCTGGGCCGCGAATGCCACGAATGTAGCTTTCTTTGGCAATGGCTTTGGCTTCGACCAGCATCGCGTACGACGCGTAGTCGCCGGTACCGATTGCACCAGCGACCAGCGAACCAGGAGCGGAGGCGACCAAAGTCTTGGTACCTTCGTCCCACTGGTAGTGGCGGTTGGCGCTTGGCGCGGTAACGGAAGCTGCGAAGGCCAGGTTCTGCAGTTGTGATCCTGCAGGACGTGCGGCACCGCCGTTGTTCTTGAACGCGTAGGATACGCCTGACATGGTCAGGAAAGCCATTTGGTCCAAGCGGTCGGCCAGCCAGTAGGCCAGTACGTCGCGAGAGTTTTCGCGAAATTTCACGATTGAGCGCTGGTCAGACATGCGACCTTTCGAGCGGTTGGCGTTACGCAGCTGGTCAATGGTGATGACCTCGTCGTATGCCTTGATGCTCTCTTCGTTGCCTTCCAGTTGGTTATCTCCCGCGATACCGTCTGATTCCAGATCGGCCACGAGAGTGATGACCGCACGGTCACCTTTCTCGGTCTTGGTCAACTCCGTGATACGCTGGATCATGGCGTTGGGGCCAGAACCAGTGAAGTTGTTCATGAACGAGTAGTTACGAGCCGCCTTCCAAATGTCGCGGGACCATACGGTCTTTTGCTCATCAGTCAGCAGCGAAAAATTGGTTGTAGCCATTCTTCGTATACTCCTAGTTTATAAAAAAAGTAAGAGGCTTTCGCTGCCATTATGCGGGAATTGAATTTATTACCGTCAACCTTCCAATGCTGACGAAGTGTACAAAGTATAAAGCCCCCATGAAGGGGGCTGTTTTAAATAAGCCCGTTTCAGGCTAAACAATGTCGCCGCGCATGCGGGCTTTCGTGGCTTCCGGTAAGGCGTCGAACTCCGCTTCGGTCATGGTGAGGGCGGTTTTCGACTCTTCTTGCGGGCTGCCTTCGTCCATAATGGGCGGTTGCGCTTTCGCTAGGGCCACCTTCTTCTTCACGTCGATTTTCTTTTTCGGCAGCGGCTTGCCCTTTTCTTCGGCTTGAATCCTGGCGAGTTCCGCGTCGGCGGCTGCTTCGAAATTGCTCGATAAGTCGTAAAGCTTTGCGACTTCTCGGGCGGCGCGGTCGAGTGCGTCCGCCAAGGACATACCGCGAGCAACAAACAAATCGCGGCGATCCACAGCTTCGTCGACCAGCACTTGGTCGTACGCTTCGTTTTTAGGATTGAAAGCATCGAATTCCTCGTTTAGCTCCTGGATCTTGTTGTTAAAGGCAATCTGCTCGTTAACGCGGGCGGTGGTGTTGTCAGCTTTGGCGGCTACGTCGGCTTCGAGCTCAGCGCGTTCTGCTGCGCGGATCTCTTTGCGTACTGCTTTCGCCTTGTCAAACTCGCCGTCGGTGACCAGCTCCATGTACTCGACTTCTTTCGCGTCGAAGTCAAACGCGGGCTCAGGTTCGGGTGCTTCTTGGGCGAGGGCGGCTTCTTTTTCTTTCAGCGCCTGCTCGGCCAACTTCATCCGCTCGTTGACGGCGTTGAACCTGTCTTTGGACACATAGTTTGAGACGGCGGTGTCGTCGGGTTCGGCGTCATCATCTGCCGTGACAGCATCAAGTTCGGCGGGATCGTCGTCCTCACCCTCAGGCTCAGCGTCAGCTGCCTTCGCCACGACAACTTCTTCTTCTTCTTCCATGGCGTCGTCTTCTTCGACGGCGATTCGTCCATCAAGGGAGGGGTCGTCGCCACGATCGGCGGTGGACAGGTCTTCGTCGTCGTCATGCTCGAATGTATCCGCTCCTG